AGTCGTCGAGTTTACTGTCTGTCGGTTTAGTAGTGTATCGATTCGGTCCACGATGGCCTTGATGCGCGCCATCGAGACAGCACCACTCTGTGTGTCCCAGCACCACACCTGGTGCACGGAACTGGTGAGGATTCGACCGCCACACATGGCTGTGGTGTCGTCCTGGCCATTGTCAGTGTGACGCACCACGATGTATGGCACCTGTGGCTGTCGAAGACTGATCGGGTCCTTTTCAGGAGCCAGATACAGGTATATGCCCTGCTGGTACGATGGCGATCTGTTGTCTACCGCCAGCAGTCCCTGGAGCGTGGCGTCAGCTGTAAGCGTGTCGTATATCCACTCATCCACGACTAAAGACTCAACCATTGAAGTACTTCCTAACTACACCCTGGAACACATTCCATGCCTTCGTGGATGCCGGTATCGCGAACGGTCTGTTCTTCTGAAACTCCAAGATTTTGCCATAAGGCGCCGCGATGCTGATCACGTACTCATAGTCATTGACCTTGCCGATGGTGATCGATGTCCGAAGATTACCAGTCGCCACAGCTGGTGCTTGTCCTGGCGCGGATGCTTGATACGTCGTTTGTGTTCCTGGCAGCTTGTACCTTCGTCCTGACTTTGGTCCAGTCATCAGTGCAATCATGCCGGTAAAAGCAGCGCTCACTGCATTCTGCAAAAATACAGATAACATGCGAAAACGTTGCTCCGCGTCATCGAAGCCGGACAGGTCGACCTTGACGGTCATGGCGCCAGGACCTCGATAAGTAATGGTCCGAAGCGGCGCACGGTAGTCGAGACAGTGAAGGACAAAGTCAGGCGAATCACAGCTGCTGTTGGGTACGCAGCGGGGTTCAGGATCGTCACAATGCCCTGTGAGGACAGAGACTTCGTGAGTGTGGCTGTTCCTGTCACGAAACTATACGCGACGCCTGTGGCGGCATTCGTGTATGTCGCCGCGAGAGTGCCTGTCGTGATGTCAATCGGAGACCCGTTGTCATCGACCAGGCGCACCACGTACGTGTGCCAGTCTCCGGTCCAGGCCGCGATCTGCGTGACCTGTTCCGGATCTTCGGTGATCTGTAAAATGTTTACGCTCATACTGGCCTCACATACAATCTCAGCGGTCCAAAGATCTGCGTGTCGGTCGCGCCTGTTGTCCTGGTCACAAGCACAGTGTACGTGCCAGATGTGTTCGTGACCGTAGTCGTGAGACCGAATGTCAGGCGCCCATTGTCCGCATACGTGGCTGTTCCACTGTAGGTGGCCACGAGTGTCCCCGCTGAGCTGTAGACCTTTGCCGATGTTGTCGCGCCAGTGATGTCGATGCCTGTGCCATTTGCATCAGTGACCTGAACATCGATGCTCGTGGCGGTTCCCACATTTACATCAAGCGGCTGATCTGCTCCAAGGCCATCAGCCAGGAGTTGATACGGTCCGATGTGTACGCTGGTCGCAGCTGACACTGGCGTCAACAGATCTGCGGAAATGTATTCTGTTCCGTTGTGAAGGAGAGCGCCTTTGAGCTCATCGGCTGCCGCTGTGCTGTTTACGACAGCATGAAGGTTTGACTCAATATGGTTTGCAGTCCCAACATTTACCAATCTGTTATCTGCTACCGTCTTTAGTGTTCTTGCTCCAAACGTGGATGCTGTTACGTGCGATGTGTATGGTTCATCCCACACAGCAGACGCTGTCTGCGCTGCCGTCAAGCCACCACTACTCAGCGTGACCGTCAGCACCGCCCCATTCGTGCCGCTTGCACCACGCACCACGATCGTTACATCAGAAGCACCAGCAGCAAATGCAGCATCAGGGACATCCAAACGATACACGCCCGGCACAAGGCTAGAATCAATCTCAGCAAAGCCACCAGAAGACCACGCGCCTGTAGGTGTCTGCGTTACCAGCGTTATAGCCACCGGTGCGGATTGGTTCCTAACATAGTAGGCCGCTAGACCGGAGGTGTTGAATACCAGTCCTGTAGCACCGAGGTAGAGCTCGATGCTTTGTGAGGTTGAGCCGGGAGGAATTGTAATGACCGATGCGTTACGCTCTGCTGCAACATAAGGCGCGGTTGGAGGCTGAAAGTTTGACAATGCCGAACGCTGAACAGCACCAGCGTCAGGAGCAGCCAACCAAGTAACGCCATAAAGGTCAGACACTGGAGCATTTGTAGCCGTACCAAATCCTATGTTTGCAGCTCCAGCATTTGAACCAAAGAAATCATTTAGTCCATATCCTTGCAAACGTGCATTACCAAAGTCGAGCCCTATCAATCCACCAGTTGTCGAACCCGTACCGGATACTCCATTAAATCCAAGTGCTACTACATAACGATTGTATTGAGCGTCAATCTGCCCTGACGGATTAATGAAAAATGAACTTGCACCAAGAAATAGACAGTTTTGAAACATCAACTTATTAGTCGTGTTTGTTGTTCCTAATTGAGCATTTACGTTTGGATGCATAAAGGTACAGTTTGAAACTGTACCGCCATTGCCAACACCAGAAGATATTGCTAAGTTTGATACTGCACCACCGCCAGTATTCGTAAAAATCAGGCAGTCATTTATATTAAGATTAATGTTGTATGCAGTGCCGCTGCCGGTTGTAAAGCCAATGCCGTGTTGATTATTTGCTTGACAAATTACACATTTACTTATTGTCCAGTTGAGCGGTGTCGGGCTTACAGATGTTCCATTTACACCTGAGACAATTATGCATTTTGTAATCGACCAGCCATAACAAGTTGTGGTTGTAATTGCTACAGCAGAATTAGCTGTGAATCGTTCAAAATATATGTTTGATAATGAAATGTTATTTTTAGACGTAGCGGTCAAACAAACAGCCGTATTTGACCATTGAACAATCCCACCGCTGACACTTGGAAATCCCTGTGCGTTTAACGGATCTCCAACAATCTGGACTGTACTTGAAGGAGAAGTGAATCCCATTGTGACTGATTCGTTATATGTGCCCGGAGCCACATAGATAATGTCACCACCTACGATACCGGGATTCGTGCCGGAAGCAGCTCCAAGTGCAAATGCTAACGTCTGCCAAGGAGTTACTGGAGACGTCCCATTATTTGTGTTGAGTCCGGTTGATTGTGAAACGTAGTATGTGGCCATTATTCAGCGGTTCCTGCGACGATTTCCTGCGCCATAATCATAGCAAATTGGCTGCTATAACCTTGTTGAAAATCGGAATCTTGTGTGTTCCACCAAGTAAATACAGACGTACCATCGGGACCAAATGTCGCTAATACGTTGCCTTCAAAGTCGCAGATGTCACCAAAAACAATCCAGTCACCGGGGACATTTGGATTAGGTTCTAGCCGGTAGTTTTGGATGTTCATTTACCCACCTTCAGCGCATTGATTCCCGTACCCTTGAAAGGCATCGTGAGGAACGCCAGCACCGAACTCACCGCAGCGGAGACACCCGCCGCTACCGCCTTAGAGCCGTAGAGTGCCAGCACTGCGCCCAGCTCCGAGATGTCCTTGGCTTCGGATGTCCGAACCCCATCGCCGAATACCGAGGTGAATGCAGCTGTAAAAGCCACGATCACAACGACCACGAGTCTTTTGATTGAAATGCTGTTCATCTTTGTATGATCGCCTCCAAAGCGGAAACCTTGTTTTCGAGTTTACCGAGTCGTTGTTCGATGCGGCGCACTTCCTGTTGTTGTCCATCGAGCGTCGAGATGATGTGTGCCACCTGAGTCTCCAGGCGCGTCAACCTGACCTGCAATGCCACCCAAGCGGCACCGATTGACATCGTCGTGATAAACGCCTGTATTCCGATTTGGACCCACATCTCAGGACTCATAGACTTACCCCACCAATAACTTCACCTTTATCATGGTGCGATGGACCCGAAGCTTGCACCACGCAGTGGATACAGTTAACCGTTTGTCCTGGCGCGGAGTCCGATGGTTTGACTGACTGCGTTCGTGTGACCGTAGTCGCTGCCGATGCACTCGTAGTATGGCGATAGCGCCTGCGGATTGCCGGATGTGTATATCCTGTCATCTGCTCGCACTTCGATGTCTGGTGAGCACGTCAGCGTCCATGTGCCAGACTGTTCGATCATGCCACCGACCACGCCTTCGGTATCGCCTGTGTTACTGATGGTGCCACGGATCTCAGCGACCTGTATCCAGTGCTGACTG